TTAAGTAGTCTCCCTGCTTGTTAAGTCTAATAATAGTGTCCTGAATAAGACCTGAAAGCTCATCTGGATTAGAAACAGTATTGGCATAAACATTGACCACATAACCGCCACCCATTTGAGCCGCCGCTTGAGCTGCGTATCTTGCTCCAGATAATGCTGCTGCTGTAGTTAAACCCGCACCAATACCCATAGCAAATGAACTTTGTGCAACTTGGCTAGTAAGAGAGACTGCCGATGCCGCTGCTGCATCTGCTGCTGCATTAGCTGCAATTTCTTCCGCCCATTTTTGAGCATCTGTCTTTGTGCCAGCACCGCCACCAGCTCCAGTTCCAGCTCCTGCTCCTGCTCCGCCACCAGTACCACCGCCACCACCTGTGCCACCACCTGTGCCAGCTCCGCCGCCAATAACTTGGCCACTTGGTAGAGTCAAAGTAGGGAACTTAAACTTGGCTAGTAAATCTAAAGCTGATTGAAGATTAGCAAGATTGATTAAATCTTTAGGAAGCATCTTATCCAAAATGGATTTAATGTCAGTTAATTTAAGACTTTGATTTTGAAGCGTACCCAAGATTTTTAAATCTTCATTTAGTTTCTTAGTAGCCGCTTCAATAGCTGCTGCATCTTGAGATGCAATAGCAGCTTCAAGGGCTGATATATCTTGCTTTATTTTTAACCGAGTAATGTCATTAGTAATCATTAAAAGTTGAGATTGAGAAGTTGCTTTGCCCAGTTGCTCAGCTTGGTTAATCATGGCAGCATTTAGCTGAATAGCATCCATATCAAATATGTTGCCACCCTTGCCTAAAGCCAAATTAGCCTTATCAACAGCAAGGGTAAGTCTTTTATCAGCTAGAATCTTAGCTTGAGCAGCTGATTGCTCTTTGGTAAGTTTTGTGACTTTGGTTTGAGCAGCAAGATAACTACCAGATTGAATTGGGTTTTTGCCCTTAGCAACATCTGCTTTTCTGCGTGCTTGTGCTCCCAATAATTGAAAAGGCGCAAGTGGATTTAATGCACCAAGTATGTTCTTTACTACACCTGCTCCAGGTATTGAATTAAACTTATCTATAACAAGGGTGATACCTCTTAAAATATCGCCTATCGCAGTTCCAACAGCTTCTAATTGTTTTGCTAGTTCTGAAGCATTGGAGTCTTTACCTAAGATCATCAAAGAGTCAATAAGACCTCGGCCAATACTTTCTTTAACATTGTTAGAGGCAATGGCTAACTTGTTTAATTGACCTGCATAACTTTCAGCAGCACTTGAAGCTTGTCCAGCAAATAATGTTGTTAGGCGTGTTTGAATCTCCTCAAAAGAGGATGAAGTTAATTCGACCTTGCTAAGTCCCACACCTAATTTGCTTAGAGATGCATTGTTGCCAAGATAAGCCTTCTGAAGTGCTTGACTTACAGCAGTTAAATCTTTTCCTGTACCAGCAGAAATATCTAAGGCTAAGCCAAGTAAATTAGTTGCTTTTGAAACTGAGCCAGTTGCCCTAAGCAACCGATCCATAGCAGGACGAAGCATGTCATCAAGGACACCAGATTGGGCTTCAAGTCGAGTTATTAGGTCATTGACATAAATAGAAGTGTTGCCAGTTTCAAGGCCAAGATTCTTTAGTGTTACACCTAAAGAACGAGCAGCATTCTCGTCAGTTACAAAAGCCTTGACGGATGCCCCACCATAAGTTAGGGCTTTTTGTGCAATGTAAGCAGCTGTAAATCTTTTGGCAAGAACATTAACAGCCTTAGTAAGACTGGTAGTAGAATTCTGTGCTTGCTTAAAAGCCTTTTTGCCAGTGAATTCCGCTGCTAAATCAATGACTATATTGCTCATGCGGAAGCCTTAGAACTACTGACAGTTGCTCTCTTATTAAATTTCATGCTGGTAATTTCAATTGCTTTCATAATATAAGCCAATTGCTTCCCTTGATCTTGTTCCCAAGCGCGAAATATAACACGACCACGCATGTCTCCAGCACTTGATTTGCGACCATAAAGAGCACCCTGTTGAACAAATCTAGCACCAGCATTAGGGTTATTGGATTTGCTTCTTGGGTCACCATTTGGATTAGCTCGACCAGCAGTCTCATAAATTGCACCAGCTGCTGAACTATTCTTAACTCTGAATAATGATCTAAAGCCTTTAGAGTTAGGCTTCCCATAACCTGTTCGATACACAATGCCCTTTTTAATAGTTGAAGCATTGTATAAAGGAAACATGCGCAACCGACCCTCTGTATTAAAGGTTCTAAACATGGAAGTCTTAGCAGTGATAGTTTTGCCAGAAGCATTATCATCCCAGTTGTATAAACCACCTGGAGCTCTATTAGGCACAAACCCTCTTGCATCTTTTTGGATAACTTTCAAAGACTTTGTAATCTCAGCAGTTAATTCTTTAGCCAAATCTGGAGCATAGGCATTAAGAGCCTTACGGAGTGCGATTACGCCCTTTACTTCTACTGGCATGATCTATCTCCTTTGCTTCATCTTTAAGACCCTGCAACAAGGCTTGGAGCATTATTGGGTCTAACTCAAGTAACTGCTGTGGCGGGATTTGCAATCTAATACTCAACCGAGCGATTAGATAGGTGAAAGGCAAATCTCGCTTTAAGCTAAAGGGTCTGAGTCCAATACCTCAACACTTTTTAGAGTGCCGATAAAAGTCTCTAACCTTGCATCAACTGGCTCACCTAGCCGCTTACAAACTTCATGAGATAAAAAATACACTTGGGTCTGGAGTTCTTCCTCACGAAAGGCCTTATGAAACCCCATCTTGTAATGCTGTTCGAATATGTATTCAATTAGAGGCGTAATTTCCCCTTGCACTACTTTTCCATCTTCGAATGTAATTTTTAACTTTGCCATGATTTGCCCCTTTGTTAGTTAATTAGAATGAACCTGTTGTTGCTACTGTGATTGCGCCTGAGACCTGAAAAGTCAGACTCTGCATACCTAGATCAGCAACAGCTCCGTTAATTGGAGTAATTGAATCAACTAAGATTAGGCCACTGTAAAATGGATTGGCTGCTGATCCTGTAGTTGATTTATCAAGCGCACACTTGAAATAAGCATTTGTCTTGAAAAGTGTGTTCATTGTTTGGAGTACAGCAGATGCTGCATCATCATTGATAAGCTCCACAGTAATCTGATTATTTTCTAGTCCAGCCACAAAACGATGCCCTGTATCATTCATAGCTGTGGTCTCGATCTGATCTACAGAACGAGTCAATGTGAAACTTGTTACATACGCGCTAAGATCGATTGAGGCAGGGTCTGTTGTGCCAACCTTAAATCCAACCTTATTTACTATTCCCTGTGCCATAATTATTCCTCATCTTTCTTAGTGACTGGTTTTGGTGCTGTTGCAGCTTGACCGATTCGCACGAGCCATTCTGCGTTTGCTTTGTCGTTATCGGACATGATTAACTCCAACTTGTTAGGATTGATACGGACATCTCGCAGCTGAGAAGGTCTCCCGAGGCAGCATTGAGAACACTAGGCGCACTGATTGCGCTTACATTATAGGTGAAAGAAGATGCAGCGAGAAGGTTAAACACTCGAACTACAAAATCTTCTATGCCATTCAAATTTCCCTCGTTATCGAATAACGCGGTCGTTATGATGAGCTTGAAATTGGCAAAAGGGCTGATTGAAATCTGTGAATTATTATTGGGGGTTAAATACGGATTGTCTGGGCTGACAATAACTGAATTGGCTAGGACTGTTGCTGGCGGAAACGCAAAAGTCTGCCATCTAGTGTTATCAACTAAGGCAGTTGCTAAAGTAGTTCTAAGAGTAGTTATCGCTGGTGTTGGCATGGCCTACCCTATAAGACTTCTAGGATCAAGTGCATGACTAATCAAACCTCTGACCTTAGCGAGGAGTTGCGCACTCATCCGATAAGGCGAGGGCTGGAAATCGACAAGATTAGAACCTGAAAGGGTAGCGGTTCTGGCTTGCCAGATTTCTACGCTGATCATTAGTGCAGCGTTTTGGACAGCCTCATCTAAAGTCCAATCTGTGTAATTTTCTGGAGCGACAGTGCCATAAGGTTCAATTGGGTGATACTGCACAGTAGTGGTATGAGTAGTTGCCATACTGATTGAATAAGCGTCCACTTTTGTAATTGTTTTAGTGCCCGCATATTTTGTACCACAATTTGAAATGGTTACAGATTCTCCAACATAAAAAATATTTTGAACAGGAATATCAAAGTAAAGAGTGCCAACACTAGGCACATTGCTATGAGCGATTGCGTATTGATTAGGAGTCCAGAGCATTGGAATAAGGACTGCATCCGAGGCATCGCACACGGATTGAAGGGTCGCGTCACTGTACAATGTGCCAACTCCAAGTGTGCTACGGAGTTCTGCGACTGTTGTAAGTGCCATTCCCATTCCTTTCTAAAGACTCTGGGGA